GAAGAATACCCGGTTGCTCGTAGCAAAAGATTGAATCGAAAAAATGAGGAGCAGTCATCTGCTTATGAAGCAGAATCGGAAAAAGATTGATTCCGCTTTATTTATGTAGGAGAACAAGACAAGGACTGGTTAGTGTGTTGCTCCGAACTCGACAAGATAACCTCTCGCTCCTCAAAGGGAGCAATGACCTTGTGGTCGCAGGTTATGCCAGTGTTGAGTTGGTCGACAAACAGGGGGATTTGATAACTCGTTCAGCCTTGAAAGACGCTTTCAAGAAGTACATGGCTGACCCGAAGTATAGAAATGTGCAACTCGCTCATTCTAACATTCAGGTAGGAGAAGTCATTCCACAATATACAGACAGTGAAGGGAGGTTATGGAAGAGCGAAGTTGATGACGCTGGAATGTTCGTCGTAGTTCAACTTAGAAATGACATCGAAAAGGCACGAGAAGTGGCAGCCGAAGTCAGGAAGGGGAACTTAACGGGATTCAGCATTGGAGGTCAAGCATTCAAAAGAGTACGAAAGCACGACAACTCCCATGGTAATTATCAAGAAATCAGCAAACTCGAATTACACGAAATCACTATCTGTGAAAAAGGAATAAACCCTGAGGCAACATTCAAAATCCTAAAAGAAGACAAAAACAAGGAGATGAAAAAAATGAGCGATGATGTAATGGAACAAATGAACAGCGTACTTGAGAGGCTCGAAGGTAGACTCGATTCTATGGAAAAGGGAGAAATGCCTGAGCAACTCAAGAACACTAAGAAAGACGACAAAAAAGATGAAGAAAAGGATATGCCTGAAAAAGCATACAAAGCAGACGATGAAAAGAAAGATGAAGAAAAGGATGACTCTAAGAAATCCGAGTATTCTGATGTCATTTCTGCTGAGTATCTTGACTGGATGGAAAACACCTTGAAGTCTGCTGGCGTTGACACCGATGGTGCCCGTGCCCACTTCGATGGAATTTCCAAAGCAAACCTCGGTTCTACACCTGAGGAACTTTCAGACTACGATACCCGCTTCGCTGGTCAAGTAAAGGGTCGAGCACAAGAAGGTGGCTCACCATCTACTAACGCACTAAGCCGTGCTGGACTAAGCCGAGGAGGAGAAGTTAGCAAATCCGATTTCGTCACATCAGTAGACCCTACTCAATACGAGAGTGCTTACGAAGTTTTCAAGGCTGCAAAGCAAGAAGAAGAACTAAGGAAAGCAATGGAAGCAAACTTTGAATCACGATACGCACAAGAATCCGCAGAAGCAGTCGCAAAGGCTGAGGCACAAGCATTTGATGCAAGAGGACCTCTTGATGAAATCATGAAATCTATCAACGCTCTATCCGAGCGAATCGACAACATTGGAACTGTAGGTGAATCTACAACCATAGCAAAATCCGTTTCCCCTGCAATTGAGGTACCAACAACACAGGACCTCGCAAACATGTCATGGGAAGAAGTTCACCAACTCGCTGGAGGTTTATTCCGAGAAGAGTGATACTCAAAAATAAGTAATGAAAAATTATGTAAGAACAGTCACAGATATGGAGAGGTACTACTACGGTGCTGGCAACTCAATGGGTTATTCATATACTGGTAGCGAACTATTGAAAGCAGACTCACCAATGCTAAGCACCACTGCTGGTACATACCAAGCAATTTACGGTCGCAAAGTTTGGTCACAGTTGAACCAAGAATTTAACGCATTCTCAATTCTACCAAAGAAACCATGGGAAAGAAGCGGTTGGAGAGTCATTACTGACAAACCAAACGGCGGAGTCCTAACTGGCGGAATTGCAGAAAACGGTACACTACCTGAAACAATCAAGCCAACCTTCCAACACATTGCAGCAAAGCCAAAGACAATCGCTCACTCATTCGATGTTAGCGAAGTTGCTGTTTTCCTTGCTGACAAGGATGACGGTATGGGCGACATGCGTTCAGTTCTCAAAGAAGAAATGGGTAAGCACCACGCTGAAATGGTAAACAAGATGCTTTTGACTGACTCAGACACTGTAGCAGGAAACAACTTCGAGTCATTGGACAGAATCACCGGAAACGACGGTGGAGCAGCCGGTGGTACTACATCCATGGAAACTGGTTCAGCAGCAGCAGACCACTGTGGAGCAAACGACCTTGACATCTACAGCATCGACCGAAGTGCAAACGCTTGGTCCAACGCTGTAGTCAACTGTGGTTCCGACCAAGATTCAGCAAACAGGAGAACTATGTCTCTTGACCAATTGGATGATGTATTCCAAAGAATGTGGGAACTTGGTGGTAATCCTAAGGTTATCCTAACTGGATATGACACTCTAATGAGACTACAACAACTTCTACAAGCACAACAAAGATTCATGGAAGAAAAGAGAGTCACACCTACCTACAACGGTGTTAAGGGTGTACCGGGTATTGAAGCAGGATTCATTGTAGCAACCTACAACGGAGTCCCAATCATTCCTTCCAAAGATGTTGAAAAAGACGGTATCAGCAGAATGTACTTCCTTGATACAGATTATCTTTACTTCTCAACTGCAATCCCTACTCAATACTTCGAGTCAGGCATTGAAACAGGCGACCCATTCGCAATCAACAGATTGGGACAAGAGGGTCTATACCGAACAATGGGTGAAGTTTGGACAACATTCTTCCGTGCTCAAGGTAGCATCCGTGATTTGCAGTGAGGCTTTCAGAGAAAATAAGGAGATGAAAATATGGCAGCAGAATTAACATTAGGCGGAACAGCAACAGCATCACTCGTTGGTGCTTGGGAATTAAGAGCAGGTACACAAGACACAACTGAGTGGCTTGATGGAGCAGCAGATGTATCATATCCGGGCGGTGGTCCGGGTACATTCAACGCTTCTAACAGCGATGGAGCAAACGGATATGATGCAGCACCTAAAATGGCTCTTCTTGACATCACAGACGCAGCAGATGCAGAAACAATCATCCTAAGTGGTGGAGTTAGCAGCATCCTTTCAGTCTTTGTGACCAGTGGCGTAGCAAATGCAGCACAAACTCTTGCAGCAACTGTAAGCAGTTTGACTATTACTCTTGAGTCATCAGGCACCCACACAGGTACAAGTCGAGTAATGGTTCTATACAACTGAGGTGCTTTAAGTGCCTACAGTGACATATATTGGGCGTTCACATGTTCGTCGTGCGACAGACCCAACCATGCGTGACTGGGAACAAAACCGACCTGTAGAAGTAACTTCTGCATGGTTGGACTATTTCGCACCACGCCTCGATGCTGAAAATTTCAGAATTGAAGGTTGGACTAAAGCCGAGGCAGATGAGCGTACTATCGACCATGGTGAAGATGGCATCCCTGATTCGGGTTGGAGTAAAAAAGACATTCAAAAGTGGCTGGCTTCTTACAATCTAAAACCATCGGGCTATGCAACTAAAACACAATTACTCGAAATCGTCGCAACTGTTATGAGTCCTGACGGAGTCGCAGAAACAGAAGAGATGGTAGCAGACAATCTTGAAGAATTAGAAGAAGGAGATGAATAATTATGGCAAATACAATAGATAACAGACCGACATATTTCGGAGACAGAATGATAATTACAGGCACATACACATCGGGTGCAGGTCCTGAGACAATTGACTTAAGTTCGCTTTTGTCAAGCATAGACTTTGCAGCAGTGACACCTACTGCTACAAGCGATGTAGCACTACCCGAAGCAGGTGCTGCCGCAAGCCTTATCACAGTAAAGACCACTGATGTAGCAACTGTTAGCGGTACTACTCTAACAATCACAGCAGCAGAAGCAGGTCCTGCGGTAGTCGGTGGAACATTCTTCGTTATTGGTCGTCGCTCTTGAGGTGATGACTAATGGCTACGACCACTGTGGTAGTTGGACCGTATTCACCGAAAGATTTCAGTGACACTTCTACGCTGTCATCGACTATGACGGCTGATGTTGCTGCTGCTGAGGGTGCGAATACTATTATTGCTGTTGACCCAGTCATGATTCTTGGAAATGTATTTCTTATCGTGTCTACTACATGAGCGTGAGGGAAATGTATGGGCTTCGATATATCAAAGATTGACTTCGATGACATAAGTCGATTTCAAAAACAAGGTATTCGCTCAGATGTGACACTCGATAAATCAGCATTCGTTGACCCTGAAAATCCTTTGAAGGGTATAGTTAGACAACAGCGTAATCGTAATAGCGAAGCAGCAGATGTCATGAACATAGGTTCAGGCACTCGCTGTAAACACTGCGGGATGCTTCACTTCCTGTGGCGTGAACTTTGTGGCTCATGTCAACGACCAATGGAATATAATCTTGTAAAACGCAGTGAGGAGGCGAGAGAGTAATGCCAGTTGTTTTCAGTCCCGGCGAAGGTGAAACACGACCTCTTGACCCAACGGCTACAGTATATACGACCCCTCAGAAAGTTGCTGATTATCTCGGTATAGGTCCTCAAGAGCCAGTCACAGTGGCATCTGATTCTGACAGTGACGGAGTCTACATTACAGGTGAAGATTACCGTAGATGTGGAACAGAAGTTGGAGATACTATCCTCATCTATAGTGACGCTAATCCGCTTGGTATCGAGCGTGAGATTACCGCTATCACTAATGGGGGTGCTAATGGGGTAAAATTAGAATTTACTGACACTATAACTGCTGCTGATTTTCAAGTAGCCGACAATGCAGAAGTTCAGAATTTATCTTCTTTTACTAACGCCAAAGTTGGAAGGCAAAGAGGGGTCACGAAGGCAATCGTGCAGGCTCGTATTCGTGAAGTTCAAGACAAGATTGACAACATCACTCACAACGCTTGGCGACCTTATCTTGTGACTGCTGAGTACATCAATTTCGATACATATAAGCCATACAGAAGGCGATATTATACTGATTATGTGGGTACTACCCCCTTATTGTTTAGGAATGTTCAGCAAATTTTACGCCTTGAATTATGGCAAGGTGATGATTATCGTGAGATTGGTGCTGCTGAGGCTCGAATAAGTATTCCATCTGACCCTCGGAGTATCAGTGGCTCAATCGTTATGTCTCCGGGTAATGGAAGCGTCGGTACATTAACGGCTGGCACAGCCACAAATCAATGGCGTGCTGACTTTGATGCTGTCACTACTGCTCAGAATCTTGCAGACCTCATTAACAAAGAGGACCGTGTGAGCAAAGCAGCAGTAGAATTTTCACCATCGTTTACTCTTGAAGGTTCTACTTCTAATGTTGCTGTCAACAATGAGTTCTTCGCTACTGCTAACTCCGACCTTGGTAGTGGGGTAGTAAAGGTCACCAGTATGCGACCAGTAAAAGGCGGAGAATCTTGCAGTATTGTTTCTACCGATAGTTCAGTCACTATATCGCAAACTACACGCAATACTGCTACCTTTAGCAGTCTTGATACTACAACTATAAATGTTGATTCAGCGAGTGGTTTTGCTAAAGCAGGTGTTTGTGTCGATGGGAACGGTAATGTTTTCCGATACACAGGTACTACAGGTACATCTTTTACAGGATGTGTTATTGTTATTGGTAGTGCTCTTAGTGACATTTCAGGTACAATTACACAGGACCTCCTAAGTGTAGACCTGCAAGGCGGTAGTTCCAGTGGTGATAACGCTCGTCTCAAAGATTGGTGGATGGACTTTGAACAGGGCATCATTTACTTCAACAACTCATATCCATTCTTTGAATGGAATGCTGTCAAGGTGTCTTACATTTACGGGGAGCGTTATCTCGAAAAAGCGATAGAAGAAGTTGCTACAAAGATGGTGGTTATCGACCTTTTGATGTCAGATGACCGTACTGTCCTACTACCTGAGGGTACAAGTAATATAGACATAACTGCAAAAGTACAACTACTACAGGCTGAAATTGATAAAATCTTACCTCGCTATCAAGAGATTGTTTTGTTTGAGTGATGAAGAATGGGTAAGGCTGAGGTTGACGAATTTCTTGTCGTACATCTCACTCAAGAAATGCTTGAGCCTAAGCGTCAAGAAGAGTTGCGTCAAATTGTTATGAATACACCTGAATCGTACCGCCGAGTTGTGGAACAACAGGAACTTGGTATGGATGGTATCGTGCGAAACGAAAGCGGTGAATATGAGGCACGAGGTAGACCTGCCGACCAAAGCACTCTTAAGGCAGCATTGGATAGGGTAGATAAGCGAATGTTAACTGAATCGCCAGCACTTGTGACTTACAAATTGAAATTCACTGGTGGTAATTTAGTGCCTGACATTGATGCTTACAAGAAGGAGGCTGAATGATGGTAGCAACATGGAATGAGTCATTGGACTCAGTCATTAACACTCTTAATGACTGGAATCGTGGCAACACTTCAAACATCAAACCCATCATCGCTGACATCGCTACTTTGACACCTGAGCGTGGAAAAAGAATTGATATGAAAAAATCCGATTACATCATGTGTTATGAGACGGCTCACAATGAAGAAGCCCCTGAAATCCTCTATGATTTCGTCACAACTCGTGTAAATATCACAGTAGATATGAGAACTACCAAGTCTCGAAAACATCTTCAAGACATGGAAAATGAGGTGCGTCGCCTCATTCACATTAAAAGAAAAGGTGATGGAGTTAACTTTGACCGTATGGTTTTCAAGACTCGAACTGACCTTTCAGATAGAACGAAAAATTTATTCCGCATGACCTTCCAAATCGAAGTTGTTATCTTTGCGGAGTTAGTGCCATAGGGTGAGCCGGATGCCGTCGACAGTGTATAAAGGAGATTTGACCGAAATTTCTTTCGGTCATGAAACAGGATTAGAATTGAAACATAACTATGCTGGAAGTTTTTCTTTCACTCATCAGTCTACTGATGCATCGGCAGACACAAGCACTATTCGTCTTAGCGGTGGGGCTGCTGACACACCAGTTGAATCAGGTGTATTGAAATTACCTCGTGGGATGCTTGTCGGTGCCAAATTGAGTATCATAGGAGGTAGTAATTTCCCTGAGGATGACGCTCATTCCACTGGTAGACTTTACACTGTAGTAGATACTCATCCCGGTGCTACAGAAACTGATTTCGTTGTGACTCCTGCTTTAAAGAATCCTGATGTCTCTCCTGCTGCTGGTGCAACCAGTAGTACAGACGATGCTCTTCATTTTCATGCTTTCACTCTTCCTTCTGTTGATGTTAGCATGGGTTATAATGACACAGCAACTGACTCAAGTGAGTCAGTGCTTACTGACCAATTTCTTGGATTGGCTGCTACTGTGACGCTTCCTGAAACAAAAGTGGATTTGAAGCGTTATCATGTTGTAGGGCTTGGTCGTGATGTAGCCGTTCAAGTACCCGGTCGCTTCCTTAACGAAGGTGGGTCTTTTGAAGTTAACATGCATAACCCACGATGGTTGTACTACTGTCTTGGCATGGAGGCTGTGGATGTAGGTACGACCTATGATTCGTTATGTGTCAGCAACGATTACGCTCTTAACGGTGCTACAAAAGTTGGTGCGACATCTATTATTTTTGACGGTACAGGTACTCCTACTTTTAGCACTGGCTCTTCTGCTGTAGGGGCAGGTGATTATGTTATTATCAAAGATGAA